TATCCGTTACAGGCGTAGCGGGTACTGCTTCTGTTGGCAGTGTAACAACTACTAGCGGTGTAACGCAGCCCGTTACAGGTATAGCCGCTACAGGTTCGGTTGGTAGCGTAACTACCACTAGCGCGGCAAATATTTCCGTTACAGGGGTTTCAGCGACAGCAAGTGTTGGCTCTGTAACAACGACAGGTGCCGCGAATACAACAGCGACAGGTTTAGCGGCTACAGGCAGTGTTGGAAGCGTAACTGTTACTGGTGTTGGTAACATTTCAGCCAGCGCAGTAGTAGCTACAGGGTCAGTTGGCACCGCGCATACTGTATCAGGAGATGCGAATGTTCCTGTTACGGGAGTATCATCTACAGGCGCTGTTGGTTCTTCTACTGTTTCTGGCGATGCAAACTTTACTGTAACAGGGGTTTCTGGCACAGGCGCTGTTGGAACTACCTTTACAGGTCTTTCAGCGAACATACCCGTTACAGGAGTTGTGGGAACAACTGCTTTAGATTCTGTCGCTATAGACGCAGATGCAAATGCCCACCCAGTAGGTATAAACTCTATAGGGTCTGTTGGTTCTGCCACCGTTTCTAGCGATGTAAACGTTTCCGTTTCTGGTGTTTCTGGTACGTCTGCTATAGGGACGGTAGACGCTAGAATTGGGAAAAATGTTTCTGTAACAGGTGTATCTGCGACAGGCAGTGTAGGCACTGTAAGCCTTGAGTTTGACAATAACATTTCTGCTTCTGGTGTTGTTGGAACAGGTGAAGTTGGCAACATACCGCAAACAACAAGTTCTGTTGTTCAAAATGTTACAGGCGTATTCGGAACCGCATCTGTTGGTAGTGCGACCACAACTAGCGGAGTAACGCAGCCTGTAACGGGTCTGTCAGCGACAGGCGGTGTTGGCTCTGTAGGTTTAACATTATCAGCGAACATTCCCGCGTCAGGTATAGGAGCCGTTGGTAGCGTAGGTTCTACAACAGTAGACGCCAACACAAATCAATCTGTAACAGGTGTGTTGGGAACGGGCAGTGTGGGTTCTGTCAGCGTTGAAGCTGATGGTCAGGCTTCCGCGACAGGTGTATCAGCTACAGGCTCTTCAGGGGCTGTAACAATAAAATTCGGTGCCTCTGTTGCTGCGACAGGTGTTAGTGGTTCGTCTGGTGTTGGAAGCGTAACAACCAAAGTAGATGCGAATATATCTGCTACAGGCGTTGCAGGAACAGGCTCAGTTGGGGACGTAACTGTCAACATACCTATCGACGTATCCGTTACAGGCGTGTCAGCTACAGGAAGCGTTGGGTCTGTTACTGTAGCATTTGGTTATGCGGTTACAGGAGTTTCAGCCACAGGGCGTGATCCGTTCCCTGTTTCAATAGGAATAGGCCAGTATGTATATCCAGAAGGTGTTTCTGCCACTATGGAGTTGGGAACAGCGTTTGTTTGGAATAATATAACGCCTATACATAATGCAAACTGGACCCCAATAACCCCAGCCCCGCCGGGAGATTGGACACAAATATCTCCTAGTTCTTCGCCAAATTGGAAAAAGATTGCGTCTTAATGATATGCGCGATATAAATATGTCAGCTTACAGTGTTTAGGAAACTTACATGGCTAGTGTTTACACAAACGATCTAAGATTAGAAGAGATAGGAACTGGTGAACAATCAGGCTCTTGGGGTACGACAACCAACACTAACTTAGAGCTAATTGCTGAAGCATTTAGTTACGGCACAGAGGCCATAACAACAAATGCAAACACTCATGCAACTACTATTGCAGATGGAGCAACAGACCCCGGACGATCTTTGTATCTAAAATACACAGGCGCTTTGGATTCAGATTGCACAATTACTATTGGCCCAAACACTGTCAATAAAATGTGGTTTATAGAGAACGCTACTACCGATAGTGGTTCTTCAGGCCCGTACAACATTATTATTAAGCAAGGCACTGGCAACACAATCACAATACCAAACAGTCAAGTTAAAGCTGTTTTTTCTGATGGAGCGGGTTCTGGCGCAGCCATGACTGACGCCTTTACAGACTTGAGCGTCCCAAGTTTGTTTGTAGCGGGGGCGGCAGCGCCTTCAATTGGTGACGTTTTGGCATTAAGCATAGCGTTAGGATAAACGATGGCTAATACATTCAAGAGTTATTTGGCGAGTGCAACGGGAACCTCTGCGGCTACTGTACGCACAGTGCCGTCAAGCACACAGACGGTTGCGGTGGGTATTAACCTCGCTAACATTCTCACAAGCCAAATTAAGGTCAGTGCCTATATTACCAGAAGCGGCACAGATTATTACATTGTTAAAAACGCACCGATACCCGCACAAGGGGCGCTGTCCGTGCTAGATGGGAAAATTATCTTAGAAGCTGCTGATGTTGTTAAGGTAATATCAGACACGGCAAGCAGCGTAGATACTGTACTATCGGTCTTGGAGATCACCTAATGGCTGGATATATCGGCACGGGCGCAGTCCCGCAGGCTACACAAAAGCGTGATTCATTTACGGCAACGGCTGGGCAAACCAGCTTTCCCACAAGTGGATATACACCCGGATTTGTAGATGTTTATATGAACGGTGTAAAACTTGCACCTGCCGATTTTACCGCGACCAATAGCTCAGACGTTGTGCTGGCGGTTGCTGCGGTTGCTAACGACACGTTAGAGATTATTTCTTATAGCACATTTGAAGTATCATCACGGACATTTACGGGTGACGTTACTGCAAGCGGCGGAACATTTTTGCCCACGGGCGATACTTCTGCGGGTGATGCCGCTGCTATGGGCTATGCTGCGGCTGATGGTTTGGTGCTTACGGGTCAGGGTTCTACATCAGACGTAACTATTAAGAACGATGCAGACGCTACAGTAATGTCGATACCAACAGGTACAACGGGCGTGACGTTTGCGGGTACTCCTACGTTTCCTGACGGTAGTATAAACATTGCTGATCTGGATATTGACGGTGGCACAGATATAGGCGCAGCGTTGGTCGATGCTGATCTAATGGTTGTGGATGACGGTGCGGGTGGGACCAATCGTAAAGCTACAATGTCTAGGCTTGCTACCTATATGGGTACTAAGATTGGTGGTGGAACGGAGTTCATATCTTCTACTGGTGAAATGTCAAATGTTGCTGCTGCTAGTTTTACAGGTTTTGACTCAAGTAAGTATGATGATTATGTATTTCGCCTTAATTATGTAAGACCTGTTTCAGATAACCAAAAATTGTTTGGTCATGCAAGTACAAATGGTGGTAGCAGTTATGATGTAACTAACGGTAATTATCACTTTAATGGCATAGCAGATACAACAGGTTTTAATATTAACCACCAAAGCGGTGCAGGAGATGATACAAACGAATATGGCATTGTAGGAGAACTTAGATTATTTAAACCTCATGCTAGTACATATACGACTGCATATGCGGCAACAGTTGTTTGGAGCTTAGGCGGCTACCTATACAGAGGCGCTGATGGTGATTATCGTGGTTCAGCCTATCTATTTACAACTGAGGTAAATGCAATTCAATTTAAATTTGGCAGCGGAAATATACTTTCAGGAGAAATTAGTATGTTCGGAATAGTAAACTCATAGGAGAATAAAATGCCACGATACCACAACGTCAATGGCAACATGGTGCAGTTTACTACTGATGAAGAAACTGCCCGTGATGCAGAAGAGGCGGCATGGGCTGCGGGGGCAGATACTCGCGCGGCGGCGTCTGTGCGCGAAGACCGCGACAAGAGACTAGCGGAATGTGATTGGATGGCTAATTCTGACGTAACAATGGCAAGCGCGTGGACAACGTACAGACAAGGGTTGCGTGATGTACCAGCACAGTCTGGGTTTCCAAACAGCGTCACATGGCCCACTAAGCCTACTTAGGAGATTATAAGATGGCAGGATATATCGGCAGTAAAGGCTCTGGAATTATCTCAGGTATTGATGCGTCTATCGCGGACCTCAACCTGACGGATAAGGCTTCAGCCAACGGCACTACAGAAGCCAATAAAGTTCTTACTGCTGACGGTAATAAGGACGTTACTGCGATCCGTAACCTGACTGCTACGGGGAATGTAACCGCCACAGGCACCGTTACACGCGCCTTGACGCGCGGCTCCATTGATGTTGGTAATAGCTCTGGTGTGTCATCTGCCTTAGCAAAAGGCGCAGCGGGAACAGTCCTAACATCTGATGGAACTGATTTATCATTTGTGGCTGCATCAGGTGGTGGTGAGCAAGAGTTCACGGCTACAGGTGCTATTACGGCGGGTAATTTAGTGGGGTTGACCTCTAGCGGAACAATTTCTGTAGTAGAAGCAGAGTTGCAAGCTGCTGTGGCACAGGGAAGTGGGGCGGCAGATAGTGCTGCTTTAGTTTATGATACTGCTAATGACAAAGTGTTATTGTTTTTTAAAGGCACTAGCAACTATCTTTATGGCAGAGTTGGAACTGTTTCAAACGGGCAAATTTCATTTGGAACTGCCGCTACTACTAGCGCCACAGCGTTAGATATGGACGCCGCTTATGATGTTAATTCTGGAAAGACTGTAGTTACCTATAATCAAAATGACGGCAATAATTACGCAATGGCGGTGGTTGTAACAGTTAGTGGTACAAGCCTTTCGTTTGGTACTCCTGTAACACTAAGATCATCTGGAACAAATACTGTTAAAGTTGAATACGACAGTAATGCACAAAAAGTTCTTTTCGTTTATGATGGGGGCGCAATTTATGGCAGAGTTGGAACTGTCAGCGGCACAACTATTTCTCTTGGGACACAAACACAAGTATCTGTAAGTAATTCTACATATGGCGGTACTGATTTGAGTTTTGATTCTACCGCAAATAAATTTATTCTTACTTATATAATTTCTGGCGCAGGTGTTCCTACGGTAAAAGTTCTAACGATCAGCGGAACAAGCGTTAGTGGTGGAACAGAAGTCAATGGCAATAGTCTTACTAATGGCACTAGATTTCCCCAGCTAACTTATATTCCTTCTCTTAACAAAACAGTTCTTATTAGCTCCTATGCTGGTTCTTATTGGTACTATTACATTTTAACAGTTAGTGGCACAGATATTACAATTACTAATGGGATTCGGTATGATGAAACTATTAGTTCAGCGTCAGGTAAAGGCTATTTAATCGTTGCTGGTGATAAAAGATACATACAGTATTATGAAACTGCGGGAACTTATAATACTCTTCTAGAAGTATCAGTAACTGCCACAGAGATTACGTTCGCACCCTTAACAACAAAGGTTCAATGGGGTACAGGGGCAAGTTCTTACTACCCCGCCGCCGTTTATGACCCTGATACGGGTAGTTTGATAAATGCTGATGCAACTAATGTTCGCGTTTATAACGTAACTGCCCCAGATTTTGTAGGTATTGCAGCGGAAAACATTTCAGATGGGGCAACAGGCAAGGCTACGGTTGTTGGTGGTATTAATACATCTGTAAGTGGACTGACCGCAGGAAAGTCGTATGCAATAACTCCTAGTTCAGCATCACTTAGCGTTGCTGGAATAGATGAGGCTGGGTCTATAGGCATCGCGTTGTCTTCATCTTCAATTTACCTTAACGTAGGGAGTATATGATGTCTGTCAAAACTGCGTCCGATATAGTTAGAGAGAATAGAAATTTACGCCTTAAATTATCGGACAGTAAGGTTTGGCCTGACTATGTGCCTGATGCGTGGCGCACGTACAGACAGGCACTTAGGGACATACCCGCTCAGTCTGGATTTCCTTCAAATGTTATTTGGCCTGATGATCCTGACTTCATAGATAAAAATAAAGGAGGATAAGGCATGACCAAAGCCAGAGATTTAGCAGGGTTTTCGACGGGTTCGATTACCAACACCACGGCTGACGGCCTTATCCTAAAGGGCGATGGTAGCA